GTCGTTTACCACGACGCTGCAAAACATAATTTGTGGCAGGTGAGGCGTCAGGACCATCACCAGTATCTACAGTTATAGAAGTTTGCAAATTTTCATCACGATACCATTGATTCCAAATCAATGAACATGCTCTAACGGGCAAAGCAGAATGTGAGACCGTATTACCAGCGCCCACTTGTCCGACAGTAGGCAACCCAAGATAGTCCTGCAACGAACCAACTGCATAACCTCCAACGGGGGAAACTTGTTGAGGTATAGAGTAGGAAATCGAATCGGTAGGGTTATTTTGCTCCCCCATAAACTTAACCCAATTCGTCCAGACCAAACGATTAGGTACAAAGAAGAACTGCGTGTCGATATGGAGATTATCCATAACTGGAAAGATGGGGGTAGCCAAACGACCGAAAAGCGTGGCATTAACATTAAATGTATCTCCGGGCAAAGCCTCCTCGCACATAATAGGAACGAGAAAACCAGAATCAAAAGTAGTCTTCAAAGTCTTTTGCATCTGAAAACGACTACGAGGAACATCAGAACGAGGAACCATAGCAAAGCTATGAGAACTAGCGGATTTGTTATGAAACATCAAAATCTCCAAGTTTAAAAAAAAGCACCCCCGAAGGGGTGCAAGGGTCAGACAGCGGCAACTGCAGTCTGAATCACGTCTTTAGCACGAACAAGCACAAGCGGTTGTTCTTCCATGCTAAAAGTACCGGCGTTATCATCAAAAACGCCAAGCAAATACAAATCAAAATCATCAGGATGCTTATTCAACTGATTATCAGCAGCAACACGATTAACTTCATCAGTAAAGTCACGAACAGCAACATTACGATGAGGAACGAAAAATGGACGGTTAAAAACATCGGCGGCGCGATCTTTAACAGAAACTACAAATTGCAACATAAAAGACCTTTAAAGTGTTCGTTTTGATTGATTTAAGCGAGAGTCAGTTACCTTCTGCCTCGCAATTTTACGGATGGGTAGATTTTCGTACATATTACGCTCTGCATCCATGTCGGCTCTCACCGACGAGCGAAACTGCATATCTAAAGCTAAATCATGGCCTAACTCCTTCAACAAATTTTTGTAATACCTAGGGACTGGAGCCCTAGAACCCTGAGTAGTCACAACTGAACCAGTTGGGAAAACATCTGACATGAAATAATCTCTAAACCATCCTTTACCAATACCTTTGCTCATTAGCATGAACTCAGGATTAGGAAGAATGACCTCCCCATCTTCAAGAACTGCTAACGGCAGAGGGGAGGCATTAGGGCCTTTGAGCTTTTTCATTATGTATCGTGCTATGTAAGCAGCAGATTCGAAATTGAGAGAACCGATAAGGTGGTTTCCGTAATGCCAAGATTCAGTAACAGACTTAGAGATGTAAGTCCGGTCACCACAAGAAGCACGACCAAAAAGCACGCGATCGCTATCAAAGTCCACTCCAAACAACGCAATATGAAAGTGAGGACGTCGGGTTTCATCGCCATATTCTCCAGAAGCAACATATCGAAATTTAAACCCTGCCTTACGTAACCTCTTGAAAAAACGCTGTAAATCGTCTTTCCATAATTGACCGTGTTCGGGAAGGTGCGCATCATCATACGTGAGGTTCAGCATGCAAGATTTCTCGTGCAGCATTTGCTCGTGCGTAATGCGTATCGCCCACTCTCTCGAATAGGCTAAACGACATTCCACGCATTGGCCGCACTTTAGTGGGCCATGGGTGGGATGCGACCATAGGGAAGTACACACAAAACCCTTATAGACGGATACCGCCACGCATAGGCGCAGCCTTGATGTTAATCATCTTGGTACGACCTACGTTAGAACGGAATTGTCCAGCAGAAGAATGCTTGTGAACAGGGCTACGACTTAGTGGTTTCATTTAAATCTCCATTAGGGTTTGGTGTCAATGGGCACAGTTACATCAAGTGGGTTACTGTGCCCATCATATCTCATTCCGCCTTAGACGGCGTGACCTCTTCTGTCACTTTAGTGACAGCAGAGGGTTGAGGAATAGTCAATCCCAAGCGAGACGCCTCTTCGGTATTTGCAGGATTAGCAAAAAACTCAAGGAACTCTTGGGGACTATTATTGAAACGCTGACGCACTTTGGCGTCCATACGCATAAAAGACTCGTCCGCAGCACGGACAAGATTCATAGCAGACTGATAGTCAAAAATACCCTCAAAATCAACATATTGAGGAAAAGTATTAGGTGTAGGCAAAACACCAGTCTTTAAAAAACGATTAACAATCGTATTAATATCAGCTTCTTCAGCAAATTGTTGCTGAGTCAAAGAAGCATCAGGAAAAGTAAGACCAGTCTTCTCAGACTGGATATCAAACTTATCTAAAGCAGCGGCTAACTTCATAAAAAACTCCTTAAATTATCGTTTAGAACGATAGGTTGAACGGCCAACTTCTCGGCCTTGGGAATCACGAATAACATTTGTATGTTCTTCGGATACAGTTTTACCTTGTTTCCAAGGCAATAGTTTATCAACCCACTCAGAAGACACATCAGAAAGAACCTTAACCTCACGAGCAGTAACACCAATAAAATTAGTTCTTTCCATAGCATCATATTCAGCTTGTGACAACTTTTTGTCAACAACGAGCTTATCAGTAGCGGCAGATAAATTATTACGTCTAGCAACTTCGGTCAAACCTTGTTGAGCCATCAAAGCAGAAGACTCAGCAAGATTCCAATATACAGCACGCAAACGAATTTGCTCATCATCAAGATTACGAGTTTCCTTAATAACCTTTTGAACCATCTCATTAGTAAGCTGGGCATCAGCATCAGTCTTACCAGACTGAGCAACCTTTAAAGCAGTATCAGCAATAATATTATCAATATCCACACCTACTTTTGAAGTCTGAGCAGAAGTATTAAAAGCCTGAGCTGCACCTAAAGCAGCAGAAGTTCCAGCATTAGCAGAATTCTGATAAGTAGACATAGAACCAGAAGGAGTGGAAGCACCACCACCTTTAACATAAGCAAGCATAGGATTTAAACCAGCAGCTTCCAAGTCTTTAACCTGCCTTTGATAAGCAGTATTCGACATACGCTCCTGAAAATCCATTTGTTGCTGTGAAGCTGCTTGATTAGCAGAATTAGCTTCCTCTTGGCCAAAATAACCAAGAAGGCCGGCGCCTAAAGCGCCGACACCGGGAGTAATTGAATCTAATAAAGACATTAAAAATGATCAATCAAACCGGGAACAGAATACATTGGCAGCGGGCGAGCAGCAGTAATATCAAAGAAAGCATCTAAGAGTAATTGCTGACCATTAGCACCAGAACCAACAGCTAAATTACGTGCAAGAGGAGGATTATCCTGAATAAACGTACTATTCAATGTTGGAAGCGTATTAAATCTCTGAGCATAATGCCAAGGGTCAATCGTTCCTGCGGATGTTGACTTAAACAAACCTGTAATCTGGGAAGGATTGTAACGTAGCTCAGCCCAGCGCTCTTGATAACCGAAAACCGAATTGTCATTGGATGAACCATCACAATAAATCTCCTTATTAAGAATAGCTTGTTCACCCAAATGAGCAAAAGCAGGGAAATAATAATCGTAACGAGTAGAACGAGACCACAACTTACGCAAACCTTGCTGGTAAGTTAAATCGGCACGAACAGAAGCAAAACCAATAATATGTCCGTGCTCAACACAAGAATAAGTAAAGCCATGGCCTTTATGCAAAAAAGTACCAAAAGCAGCCAAATTACCAATAGGAGTAGAACCGCCAGAAACGCCAGTAGCTGACGTTTGCATAACAGGAGAAATGGAAATAAGAGAAGAACCACCACCTAAATATTCGGGCCTTTGGAGCCTTGCATCAGGAGACCGAACCCCAAAGTGGCTCTGCAATATTTCAGTGTAACGAGTACCACCTCGCGCGTCGCGCTCAAGCAATTTTTGAATCTGAAAAGACTGACGCAACTGATTAATAGTTGCAGCAGTAGCAGCAGTTAAATCAGCATATAAACCAGAAGCACCAGAAGAAACAACACCTAAAACCTTATTACCGGGAAAAAGACCAGTAGTTGCTGAACCAACAGCAGCACCCAAAGTAGCAGTATTCCAATTACCACCGGTATCGGTACCAATAGAACGGGAAACAGTACCATCAGTCATACCCAAAGAACCATTACCATAAACGGGAGCAGAAGTACCAAGAGGAATAGTAACAGGGGTACCACCTTTTTGTGGCCAAGGCAAAGCAGAAGTAAAATAATCATGTCGTTTACCACGACGCTGCAAAACATAATTTGTGGCAGGTGAGGCGTCAGGACC